TTCTGTACCCACCATTTTGTAATGTTGTTTTAACAACAGATTCATAATAGAGAATATTTTTATATCAAGAATGTCCTCAACGACTTCCCTGCGATGACTTGTGGGGAGTTGCATAAATGGAATAAAACAACTAGAGCCTAAGATGACCACCTGAGTAAATGACCGATAGTTTAACTTTAGTATCTGTTCTTCTAGGATTTTCTGGAAGTCTTTGGAGTGAGCATCTTGGTCAAGAAATTTTCCATTTCTAAAAATCTGGAAATTGTTAGGTTTGATTCCACGAATGACTTTGAATAGGTTCGTACCTATCTGGAATTCTATTTCTACCTCACAGTCTCGCTGGTTAATACTATTGACTAACTGTGCTTTTTTTATGGGCCGATAGGCTTTTCCAAATAGGACAAAACAGAGTGCATCCAGTACAGTTGATTTTCCGGCTCCGTTATCACCGATTACTAATGTAGTTTGATTTTTATCAAATTGTATTGTGTTGGAAATATTTCCTGTACTTAAAAAATTCCGCCACTTTACATAACGAAAATGTATCATATGTTAAAATCCCCAGCTTCAATATAAAGTGATTTTAGTTTCCCCTTAATTCTTTCCTTATCTAAATCTGTTGGAATTTCATCTACATATCTGTCCAGTAAGGATAATGTATCTTGTGACTCCTTTACAATATCATCAGAGACAAAATCTACAGATAAATCGCTAAAATCTTCTACGACTTTTAAATCGTGAACAGAAATATCATTATATAATCTATCCAAAAATTTGTCAAAAGAATAATAGTCATCTCTATGTTCCACGAACAATTTTACAAATTTCTTGTCATATTTGGAAATATCTAACTCACTATAATTTGTTTCCTTATCATTATAATAAATCTTCTCAAATATAACCTTATCATTCATTATAAAATTCAGTTGTCTATTTTCAATATCAAACGTATGAAATCCTTTTGGATCTCCAGCATCAGCCCAAGTCATTTGATAAGGACATCCCAAATAGTAAATATGTCCATCATTAGACCTCTTATGAAAATGTCCACTCATAACCATATCAAATTTATGAAATATAGTATTACTTATTCCTACCTGAGATACTATTCCGTTATGCATTTCAAAACCACTAATTTCCAGATGTCCCATTGCTATTTGAACGCCTGGGCTCTCTGCAAGTTTTATAAAATCTGGTTCACTATCTGATGTGAGCCATGGGATAAACATTAGGTCATAACCATCTATAGTAACTACAGTTGGTTCACTATATACAGTTGATTTTTTAGGCAAACCCAATTCATTATAACAATTCACTTCAAGAGTGTTTTTGTAATATATGTCATGGTTTCCTACAATGAAATGGCAGGGTATATCCAACTCATCCAGGCCTGCAATAAACCGTTCTCTAAAGTCTTTTGCAATTTTGTAGTTGATATACTTTCTACGGTCTAAACAATCGCCCAAATGAACGAATGCTGAGATTTCTGATTTGTGTTTTTTAACGTATGGAAAAAACTGATTTTCATAGAAGTCATAAAAGAATTCATTGAAAATAAGACTGTCACCTCTTGCTCCAAAGTGACTGTCCGTTATTATCACTATTTTAGACAATTTTAAATACCAGCTACAGGTTCAGACATATCGTTGGCAGATTTTCTTGAAACTTGTTCACTATCAACAATATCCTCCAACCAGAAATCTAATCTTCCAGTTCCAGCTGGTGAATCTTCTATAGATTCTACAATAGCATCTAAGTCAGATATGTGAAGTTTTTTAGTATGGTCTTTAATCAAGGTATTAACTTGATCAACATATTCCTCAAATTTCGTTTTCATTTAATTCCTCTATAAAATGTTCAATCCCTTTTTTGGATCGTTTACGTTTAGGTTTATTAGGTATATCCTTCTCATCAAGATTGTCTCGTAAGAATTCCATATAAGTGTTTGTGTAAATATCAACATCACCTTCCATTACATCATAAGTTTTTGTTGCTGTGTTGTCAATAATTTTTTCCTTTATGGCTGTTTGTTTCTTTTCCTTCGTTATTCTGCGAATGAAAGCATAATAGATAATTTGTGTAAAATATGCAAATGGATTTTTAGATTTCTCTGGATTAAAATTCTTTGCATATCTAATACAATTTTCTATACCATCTCCTATCATTTCCTCACGATAGGTATAATTAATAAAATTAGGTCTGTATGATAAATGGGTTGCAATTTTATAAAAACATTCGCCCATATATTCTGTGACCATTGGTGGGAGATCATCGACCTCATCAGATTCTTCAATATCTGTTTTCCACTTTTCCATTTCTGCAAAAAATAATTTATTATCAACATAATGTACTTTTTTTTCCTTTTCCATAATTTATTTTAGGTTAATTTTTATAATCTCATAATCAAATTCCTCTTGATTATAGATACCGATACGTTTAATAAAATGTTTAATCGTATGGTTATTATTATTAAAGTTATCTGCAATATCATACAACTTTGCTCTAGCCTTACTTTCATGAGTTCGTAAACCTCTACCTATTGATTGTAGGTTTCGGATACGACTTTTATAAGGACTAGCAAAAATGATGTTATGAAGATTCCTAATATTGATACCAGTACTGAATACACCAAAACTGGCGACAACAATCGAGTCTCGTTCTCTTTCAACGATTCCTCTAATTTTTTCTCTTGTTTCGGAGTCTGTTCCCCCAAACACAAAAAAAGTTTTCCTATTGACATCGGCTCTCTCCTTTATAAGATCGTGTAACAACTGTCCATGTTTGATTAACGAAAAAAGAACTAACGTGTTTCCTTTCAAATCAATGCATAAATTCCTAATCAGATTATTCCTTTGAGGATGCTCTGTTATGAATTTTATTTCTTTATTATAGTCTCTTATTATACACTCTTTCTTTGAATAAGTCAAGACAATTCCAATTATCTTTAAATCAGAGATTTGCTTACTATCAATAAGAGCTTTTGTGGTAGTAACCTTTTTGACCGAACCAAACAAACCCTCTAATACTAAATGATGACTTTCTGCATCATCAAGTGTTCCTGTTAATCCAAATTTATAAGGACAGTCTGTGGTTTTCTGCATTATGGTTTTGAGAGACTTGGCTGCAAAAGTATGTACTTCATCACCGATGATAACCTTATACTTTTCAAAATGTTTCTTTGGGAGTTGATATATGGACTGCCATGTAGATATATGGACAGGTTTTGGGGAAGTCTTGTCTTTTCCAGCATAGATTCGATGACAGTACTTCTCAGCATCCCATCCATAATCTTGAAAATCTGTGTACATTTGTTCCACTAGTGAGGAGCGTGGTACTAATAATAGTATGTGTGAATTATCTAATACCTGTTGAGATTCCAGATAATATCGAATTAATATGTAGATGATAAAACTTTTACCACTAGCTGTAGGACTGACCAGTATACATCTTCCATGTCTAATAGAATGTTGTACTGCATCAAGCTGGTAATCTCTAATTTTCACCGTACTTTTTAAACCATCTATGAAAGATTTTACGGTGTCAATATCAATTTCCAGAGGAGTTCTCACCCCACCACTAATAGTATATTTTTTTGCTGTAGCGAATTTGTAGATATATTCGGATAACCCAACGTAAATTTGGTTATTCCGTATGTCGAACAATCGAATCTTTCCATCCCAGAGCCTATTCTTGAAACTGGGCATGAACTTTGCCCCAGGCACATCGAAACTGAAATATTCGTTTAATTCTTTTGTTATACTTCTTTCACATTCAATCTGAGAATAAACATCATCTTTCTTGTGAATTATAATATCAAATTCCAGCCTCGAATTTTCTCCACTCAATTGCATTTTTTATTTGAAAAGAACGATTACTAACTGATCTCACTATCTCCTGTAAATAATCAACTACAGTTTCATAGTACTCAACCTTTCCTTTTAGGTCACGATACTCTTTGTCAGCCTCTATAAAAGTCTTCTGGTCATCTTTAGTGTTTAACTTCACATCAAACGACCCTTTTTCTTTGTAAATCTCTTCTGTTGCCTTTCCTGTATAAAATACCCATTTATCCCTTTTAAGAACATTAAGCTCTCCTTGTGTCTTTTTTAAAAGAAGGGAATGCTCTGTTAAGAGCTGAAGATATTTGGAATGTAAAGAAGGTATTCGTAGAGATTCTATATCTAATTCAAGATCATTGATTTTAAGGTCTTTCCTGACCATATCTTGTATTTCAGTTAATTTCATAGTATTCTTAATATATTCACTTATAAACCTAGCATAGCTATAATACCATATAGAAACGCAAAAGTCAAGTCATTTAAAAAGTAGCCCAAACACTTTTTAGCTATATTGTCACACAGCCTAATCAAGTGGACTCACTTTAATTAATTTTATGTTTAGGCTACTCGATAGTATTTATCAAATTACAGTTTCAAACTCATAATAAAGATACCTAAAAGTCGCACTAGCTTTAAAATATTCTACATCAGTTGGTTCTTGAGAATATTCCAATGAAGATAAACTAGTAGGAAACATATTTTTAAACTGAACATTTACTTTTGGTTGATTTTTAGAACTATATACTATCAAAGTTGCATCTGAATATAAATTAGATTCTTCGTAAGTAGAT